GGTTTCAATTTTCTGGGACGCCAACGACGGCGTGATGTCTGTCAGCGGCGGACCTTGGAAAATGTTCAAGGGTCCGTTCGAGGCGAGCGAAGCACGGAGGACCATCAAGGCGTGGAATTGGATGGACCAAACACCGGGCGAGCAGAAGGGCCATACATTTGAATACAGCGCGTGTCTTTGGTTCGGCTCCGACGAGGGGTTCGTGACCACAGAAGAAGAAGAAAAGGAGGCTCGCGAATGTCAGACATCACAGTGAACTATGACGACAACGGGATCGAGAAGGAAACCAGCAACGTCTGGGTCGACTGGCCCGACGGTTACTGCTGGCTCGTGCTGAACGAGTACGGGGTGATCGGCGCAGTCATCACCCAGAACGACGGAGAGGCTGGCTGGCACGAAGCGTATGAGGCTGCGGTCGACGAGATCGCCCACGACTACGAGGTCGAGGACGAAGCCGAGTTCAACGAGGCCCAAGAAGACGGTCTCTGTCAATACCGGGGCAACGGCGTGCCGTCGAACAAACGACGGAATTCTGCGATCGCAGACACGCAATACCTGACGGTCCGAAGAAACGAAAGGAGCATTCAACCATGCCACTGAGAGGAAAGAAGCCGAAGGACGTAGACAAGCGTTTGAAGATGTTGATGTTCGGGCGCGCGGGTGTCGGCAAGACGACGGCAGCCCTGCAATTCCCGAACTGCTACGTCATCGACACGGAGCGCGGTGCAGAGAATTACTCTGACATCATCAACGGGAGCGGCGGCTCGCTGTTCCAGACGACATCGTTCGACGAGATCGTGCAGGAGGTGCGGAGCCTGAAGACGGAGAAGCACGATTTCCAGACGCTTGTGATCGACCCGATCACGGTGATTTACGACGACCTCGTCGCCTCGTGGGAGAAGCGAGTCGGCACCGACTTCGGACGGGGCTACTCGGCAGCGAAGAAGGAGTGGAAGCGTTTGACCTCGCTGCTCTCCTCGCTCGACATGAACGTGATCCTGACGGCTCACGCGAAGAACCTGTACGCCGAGGGGACGGCGATGAAGATCATCGGCCAGACCTTCGACGGTCCCAAGGGTGCCGACTACTACATGGACCTCGTGATTGAAGTGGTCAAGGTGACTCGCGCCGGGGGACTCCCTGACCAGCGATGCGCGCATGTCGTGAAGAGTCGCATCGCGACGATGCCGGAGACTGCATCTGGATGCGATTCGTTTGAGTTCTCTTATGACAATTTCGCTGACCGATACGGTCGCGATCTTCTGGAGCGCAAGAGCGAGCCGGTCACACTTGCGACGACGGAGCAAGTTGAGAAGTTGAAGGAGATGCTGACGAATCGGAACGATGCGGCTGCTCTCGGTGCCAAGTGGCTTCGGGCCGCATCGGTTGAAGACTTTGCGGACATGACATCCGCGCAGATCGAAGGGTGCCTCCAATGGCTGATGAAGTAGACCGAACGGTGTGGATGCCGATCAACGAAGTGAGCGAAGTGATCTCGAACGAGTACGGCGTGAAGCCGTCGCTTGGAACGGTGAGATCGTGGCTGCGGGATGGAAAGATCAAAGGTGTCAAGGTTGCTGGCAAGGTGCTGGTTGATCGAGACAGTCTCAACAACTTGGTCAAGAAGATGGGAGTCAACAATGCCAAGGTTCAAGCCTGAGAGTCTGACGGGAGATCGAGACGACAACCGACTGGAAACGGCGGGCACGTTCGTCGCGACGATTTCAAAGTCTGTGGATTACAGCGGGGAGACCGGCGAGTGGGAAGCGACCTCGGTGGTCTTCGACACGGAGAAGGGTTCGATTGCCGACCGCATTCGATCGAACACTCGCTGGAAGTTCCGTCGACTCGCTGAAGCGTTGGGAGACGACGCGGTCGACGCCTACACCTCGACGGACGGAGACGGGTTCTCGATGTTCGACCCGGTCGACTTCGTCGGGGAGACGGTCGAGATCGTCGTCGACAAGTACGAGTATCAAGGCAAGACCGGGGTCCGCGTCGAACGGGTAAACCGAGCCGACTCGTTCGCAGTGGACAAGGCCGAAGGCGAGGCGATCGCGGGCAAGGACAACGGCGACCACAAGCCGGTGCCTGATGACGACATCCCGTTCTGATGTCGAGGCCCATTTACGAGAACGCCGACAGTCTTCGAGACGAGCGGGAAGCAGCGAAGAGGTTGGAGCGACGGTGGGGTTGCACCCTGCACAAACTCCCTCGATCCTACGAGGTCGACTTCGCTGCGACCCGCCCCGGCAAGGGTGTCGTCGCGTGGATCGAGTTCAAGCGTCGAAAGATGACATGGGGCAAATACCCCGACATCGTGGTTTCGGCTCGCAAGGTCGAAGCGTTGATCCGAATGGCGAGGGTGTGCGGAAAGTCGTTCTTCGTTGTCGAGGATGACAACGGCGAGATCCGCTACGCTCGCATGGACGGTCAGCATTGGGATGGGTTCGTGGATGTCGGCGGACGGACACGGAACACTCGCGACGACGCGGACATCGAGCCGGTGGTGAAGGTGATGCTTGAACGATTTCGACGGCTCGATTGACACGGCCCTGATCCGGGCTAGACTGCGTACCTATCTCTTTCACGCAGGTTGCCCCGCTCACGTCATGCTCCTTCGTTTGCGGGGCAATCTTTTGGACGGACAGAAACAAGGAGCAGTCCATTGTTAGACGGTGCTTTTACCTCGCCCAAGATCCGGCGGCTTGCCGTGATTCTCGGAATCCCGTGGCCGCAGGCAATCGGCTTGTGCGGGCTTCTCTGGAGATTCACGGCCAAGCACGCCCCGACCGGCGAGATCGGCAGACACGACGATGAGGAGATCGCAGCGGCCCTTGAGTGGCCCGGAGACGCCTCGGAGGTGCTGGAGGCCATGCTGACGTGCAGGCTCTTAGACGGCGTGTCTGGGCCTGTCAGGTTCGTGGTCCACGATTGGCCCGACCACGCCCCCCGCTATGTTCTCTCGACTCTGAAGCGAAAAGGGATGGACTACAGCGACCACTACAGGCGGCAGTCAAACGGCTCTGCTGTCGGGACTACAGTCGGTACTGCACTCGGGAGTACCTTTTCCTCTTCCTCTTCCTCTTCCTCCACCTCTACCAATACCAACACCCCCACCGCTGTAGCGGGGGAGTGTGAGGGGATCTTTGATCTTTGGTTGGATGCCCGGAGGATCGGACGGTCGAGGAGCATCAAGATGATCCGGTCAGGCATCGCATCGCTCGAACGGGCAGGCGTGCCAAGAGACGAGGCGATCGAACGGATACGGGACCGGACGGCCACGGATGCAGACGCCTATAGAAAACTGATAGAAAGCGGAGATACTGAACTTCGCTTTGTTCCTACTGCAATCAACTACTTCCGCCTTGAACGGTGGAATGACGAAGAAACGGAGACTTTGGATGCCGCGAGCAGAGCAAAGCAAATTGACAGCGAAATCGAAAGAGTGCGGAAAGACTTGGGCTGACAACTGGAAACTGTTGCGAAGACTGTGGCCCTCATGGAAACCGAACGACGACATCATCCGCGAAGTCTGGTTCAAGAATTACGACAACGATGCAACGGATCAAGACCTGCTGAATGACGCAATCGTTCACCACAAATCATTCGACGGCATGTTCGAGCCGAAGTTCATAGAACTTAACGACTCGTATCGGAACCGTTTGAACCAAGCGAAAAGTGAGATAAGGAGATATCGAGTTGACCCAGAAGAAACGCCCCAAGCGAACGAACGGCGACACCGTGAAAGAATCGCGAAGATCCAACTCTGGACGCCGGAACGATTCGAGGCCGCCCGAAGACGACTGGGTGAGTTCCGCCCTTCGCTACGTTCAAAAAGCACCGACCCCGAAACATGGACGCAGGGATACACGGGGCTTCTCATTGCCGCCGATCAACTCGAACGGTCCCAAAGTGAATAGAACGCTCTACGTCATTCGAGGAGCGCCCGGATCAGGAAAGTCGCACCTTGCCAACGCGATCGCTCCGGGCAACGCTGTCTCTGCCGACGACTGGTTTCACAAGGAGGCGGCAAAACGTAAGACGACCTATGAGAAACTGTGGTCTGATGACAAACTCAACACGGCGCACGCTTGGTGTCTAGACCAGATCATCCAACGGCTCGACGCCGGATACAGCCGGGTCGCAGTGGCGAATGTCTTTGCCAAGGCTGCGTACATGAAGCCCTACCTCGCAGCCGCGATAGAGCGACGATATACTCCGTTCGTAATTAGATGCGACAACAACTACGGCAACACGCACGGAGTTGAGCAGGAAGTTGTTGAACGTGTCCAGAAGGATCTGCAACGGTGCAAACACGTCAACAATTTGAAGATGGTCTAGCGTGAGCAGCGGAGGACGCTCACGGTCGAAGGGCGCGCGTGGCGAACGAGAGTTCGCTGCCGTGCTTTCTTCGATGGGCGTTCCAGCACGGAGATCGCAGCAGTATTGCGGACTCGCCGGAACCGCCGACTTGAAGACGGAGGTCGATCAAGTTCACTTCGAAGTCAAACGGTACGCTCGCATTGCGGCGTGCCGTTTCTTCGATCAGGCGGTGAGAGACGCGGGCGAACACCTGCCCGTCGTCGCAATGCGAGAGGACCGGGGCGAATGGCTGCTGATGATTCGACCGACAGACATTCTGGAGATAGCGGAACGGATCGCCGCTACAGCCCAGATGTCCACCGACACCTCGGACTGATCCGCGCCTTCATTGCCGACTGGCAACGGTGCGGACTTCTTCCAACATCCGACGTTGAAATGTTGATGTCGATCGCTGTCATCGAAGCGACCGATTTGCTGCTGAACAAGTACGACCCGACAAAGGCGACCGTTTCTACGTTTCTCAAGAAGTACCTGATCGGACGGATCGACTATCGCTGGAGAACTCAGGAACTCGGTCAGAAACGGTGGGCGAACAAGTGGTGCCAACCAAGACACGAGCCGAGAGAACTAGAGGGGTCGCCGATCGTCGACGCTCAGTTTCAAGAGATTCTCCAAACCGTACACCCCGATCTTCTGCCGCCCATTCGAGACTTAGCAGGGGGGAGTGATCTCGAAGAGGTCGCAAAGGATTACGGCTACGAACCACAAGAACTCCGCAAAATGCTTGCAAGTGAACTGAGGAAATTTCTTGACACTGACTGATACTTCAAGGCAGACGGTTCAAATCGTCATGCAGTTCATTCAACTGGTCGTTTTGCTTGTAGCAGTTGCAGGCATTTTCGTGACGATCGGAGCAAGGAACGAACGGCTTGCTCAAAACACGGAGGAGATCAGGAACCTTCGAGACATTGCACAAAGCCTTGCGACCACGACAACGGAAGTCGCGATCACGAACCAAGACCAAGACCGACAACTTTCATCGCTGGCCCAACGGCTTGCAAACTTGGAGAGGCACCGATGATTCAAAACGCCAAGAAGCAACCGATTGCCCTCACCCTGATTATCTGCTCCTTCGCATTCTTGCTTCTCGCCTCTGCGGTATCAGGATGTCAGGTCGAGGACTTCGTCAAGGTCGACGTACCGAACGGCATCGCAGAAGCAACGGCGTCGGAGCCGACGATCCCACTCTCCAAGGCTGACGCAACACTTGAAGATTGGAAAGCCTACGTTGAACGGAACACCAGACAGTTCACGGATGAGATCGACCGAGGGGCCGAGACGGCGGCGATCATTCGCTCGATCACGGAGACCGGGATCAGCGTAGTCGACGGCGCTTCATCGACGCTTCCGGGGGGTGCGATCATCAGCACCGGCCTCGCGCTCCTCGGCGGTCTCTTCCTCAAGCGACCCGGCGAAGAGAAGCGGGTCAGGACGGAGAAGGAAGATTCCTACAACGCGGGTCTGGAAACGGCTACCAGCAAGATGGCTGCCGCTGTGTCCGAGGCGTTCCTCGCCAGCCGCAACGTCGCAAGCAATCAGACGCCTCGCGAGGGTTCTGATTGACCGAGAAATAAACGGAGCCAATCGGATGACGATGCCCTTCACGGTCGATGAGACCGCACCCGGATGTCTAAGCGTCGATATGGTCGCAGACGGTCCAGATTGGTCTCAATCGTTTCTGCTCAGGTCTGACGCTCACCACGACAACGCTCATGCAGATTGGCGCCTCGAACGGCTGCACCTCGAAGAAGCGGTCGACAGGAAGGCGGGCATTCTTGATGCGGGCGACCTGTTCTGCGCAATGCAGGGCAAGTTCGACCGACGGTCTGATCTCAGTGCGTGCCGACCGGAACACCAGCAGGGCAGATACCTCGACTCGCTCGTCGATACGGCAGTCGAGTTCTACGAGGACTATTCCAAGAACTGGATCATGGTCTCGCCCGGCAATCACGAGACGGCGATCCTCAAGCGACACGAGACGGATTTAACAGAGCGTTTCTACGAGCGGATGCGAACGGTGCCGGGCAGTCAGATTCACCTTGGCAAGTACGCAGGCTTCGTCAGGTTCAGGGTGGTTTGGGGCGGCAAATCGCAAAGCCTTACGATGTATTACTTTCACGGCTCGGGCGGCGGTGGCCCGATGTCGCACGGTGTCCTTGCGACGAGACGGATGCAGTCGTACCTTCCCGATGCGGACATCGTCTGGTCGGGACATACGCATGACTCGTGGCAGGTCAGGCTTGGCAGGATTCGACTCTCTAGATACGGAACCCCACACTTAGACAGCGTCCACCATATTCGGACAGCCGGATACAAAGACGAGTTCTCGCCAAGGGAGGGTTGGCATATTGAACGGGGCGGACCACCCAAGCCAATCGGTGCGGTCTGGCTCACACTCAAGGTTGCGAGAGACGGCGATCAGCGAATCATTCGGCCAGAATTTGTCGAGGCGATCTAATGTCCGACCGCGATGCAGAGTTCGTTGCATTCATTGGGCAGGCGGCCTGTCTGTTGATCGAAGAGGTCAGCGCCGACGCGGTCGTCATCTGCGTCACCCGCCAGCGACGGGGGCAGACAGAAACCTACGTTCGACCGTTCGGAAACATCCACGCCTGCCGAGGCATCGTAGAGTACGCATACGACAGGATGGTCTGTCAGGAAGAAGACGAACCCGAAGAGATTGAAGGAACCGAGGACAACGATGACGAATGACGACGGCGACGAATTCAACCGAGACCAACGGGGGCGATTCGGAAAGGGCAACCCCGGAGGCGGACGGCCACCCGGACACCACACCCCGTCACTGCTGGCCGCTCTTCGTAGACGCTTCCAAGACAGCGAGGGTGCCGATGGTCGATCAGTGGCCGACGACATCGCCTTGGAAATGGTGCAACGTGCTTTGAACGGTGACGCCAAGATCCTGACGATGCTTTGGGATCGACTCGAAGGGCCGGTCAAGCAGCAGGTTGAGAACGATCAGGTCATCCGGATTGAACGGATCGACACGAGACCCAAGACAACAGAGGATGACGACGAATGAAGTTCTCGACGATTGG